ACTGCCGCATCGGCGGCCATTTCCACCTGGTAGTAGCCGAAGCGGCCATCGAAGATGATGTTGCGGACATAGCTCGAGGGGTCGCGGAACGGATCGTTCCCATCCGTGCCGGAAGGGACGAAGACCGAGACCTTGGTCGGCGTGATGATCGTGCGGAGCGCCATCAGCTGGTGATCTCGATATATTCTTCGCCGAAGCTGTTGGCCGTCGTGCCATCGATCGTCAGCTTGCCGCTGGCGCTCGTGACCTTGTTGACCGTGAGCTGGTCGACGGTGAGCAGGCCGGTATCCGCGTCATAGGTCATCGGCTGGCTCAGCGTGCCGCCATCGTCCGACCAGTATTGCTTGTCGGCGATCGAGATGGTCTGCGAGGTGAAGCCGCCATGACCGTCTGAGACGATCTTGGTATAGGTGCCCGCTTCCACCTGCGTGGTGCCATCCGACGCGGTGACGACCATGGTGACGCTGGTCGAGACGCCATCGGTGCCGGCCTGCGCTTGCCACGACAGGATGCCGCCGGCCGAGAGCTGGTTGAACTGGGCGGTGACTGTCGTCGTCAGCTCGGCGAGTGCGCTGTTCGTGGTGACGACGGCCTTGGCGATCGTGACGATCTGCGCCGTCGCCGCATTGTTCTTCGCGGTGAGGGCGGTGATCTGCTGCTGTGACGTGGCATCGACGCTGGCGATGTATTCCGACTGCTCGCCGATCTGGTTCTGGATCGTGATCATTGCGGCCTGCATATCGTCTTCGATCGCGACAACCCGGTTGCGCAGCTCCTGCACCAGCATCTCGACCGTTACGCTGTTGTCGGGGACGCTTGCCGGTACGCTCTCGTCGCCGGTCGTGACGTGGGCCACGTCCGTGGGCACCGTCGCCCGGTAGGGCGTGCACGAGATATCGATCTGCCAGGCGTATTCCGTCTCGGGCGCCAGCGGCGGCGAGACGAGGACGGTGTTGTACCGCGTGCCGGTCAGCACCTTGCCGTCATCGGCACGGCTGCCGGCCGAAGGCCAGTAGGTCACGTACCAGTTGTCGACCGTCTGGTCGGTGATCTCATCGATCGTGAACTTGATCGCCGCGTGGGTCGCGCCGCCGCCGACTTCCGGATAGGCGAAGGCCTGAGGGTTCGAAACCGTTACCATCCGATTCGGCGCGGCCGGCGACGGGCCAGGACCATCCGGCGCGGTAACGAAGGTCTCGCCCGACGCCGGCACGATGGTGTTGTCCCATTCGGCGAGGTCGAGCTCGACACCCAGCCGATCGCTGGTCCGCGCCTTGCGCGTGACGATCATCTGGATATCGCCCCAGTCGCAGGAGCGCGTCACGCAATCGCCGATGACGAGCTGCATGGCCTTGGGGCCGAACGTCTCGGTGCGCGTGCCGGCGAAGCTCTGCCGGCGCGCCGCGATCTCGGCGCGCATCTGGGCGCGGGCTTCCAGCATTTCGTAGGGCTGGTCGACGGTGACTGTCCGTCGGCCGCCGATCAGCGTTTCGAGATCGCTGTTGATCCGGATCTGGTAGGGGTTCTTCTGGAAGCCCAGATCGGGCGAGACGTATTGCCCCGACCATGCGGTCTTCTTGGCGCTGACCAGCCCCCAGCGGTCGGCGGTGATGGCCGTCTCGCCGATCCGGTCGGTATCGAGCAAGGTCATCACCGAGACCTGTTGCTGGGCAGGCAGCGGTGCATCGGCGCCGCCGATCTTGCCGCTCGTGCCACAGCCGGCATCGTCCATTTCGGAGAGGACCGACATCTTGTCTTCGTCGTCGCCGATCTCGCGGCCATAGCTGTAGCGCGCGAAGGTGGTGTCGGTGACCGGATCGTAGATCGGCTCGTCGGCGAGGTTGGCCGCGGCGGTATAATAGGCGACGTCTTGCGCGAAGAACGGGTAGCCGAGACCGAGCACCCTGACGTTGCCGACATAGATGCCGCGGCGCCAATTCCAGCGGATCACGTAGAGGTTGTCGGTCCACTCGTAGGTCGAGGGCTGGCCCCAGCGGTGCGATCCGGAGCCACCGGCGACGGTCGAATCCTTGCGCCAGTCATAGAGCTTGAGGCCCTTCCAGACGCTCGAAAAACTCGGGAAGGCATCCGAGTAGATGTCCGCGTTGTAGCGGAGGGTCACGATCATGTAGGCGTGCCCCGTGAGCTTATAGGCCGATGTCCAGCGGCCGGCCGGGTTCGCCTGGGCGATGAGCTGCGGATCGGCGACCTGCCCTGCGGCGCCGGTATAGTATTTGACCCAGAGATAGGGCGTGCCGCTGACGGTGTATTTTCCGCCGACCGAGAAGCCGCGCGCATCGCTGTTCGAGCCGCCGAGGGTGACAGGCACGCCGTCGACCAGGAAGGTATCGAGCCCCTCGTGCTCGCCGTAGCCGATATCGATGACGAGCTGGCAATACTCGTTATCGGTGCCGTAGCTGTTCACATAGATCAGGTTGCCGCTCGCCACGCCGCGCCCGAAGACCGCCGAAACCGGATGCGATTGGCCGACCGTCATGTCGGACGAAAAGCCGGTCGTCGCGGCTGCCGTGGACGCCTGCGTGTGCTGCGGCGCGATGACGCCGGAGAGGACGCTGAGCCCGACGCCGACCGCGAGGTTGACCGCGATCTCGCCGATGACCGGAAGTGCTTCCGGCATTCAGAAAGCCCCGATCGCGAAGGCCGCGAGCAGCGCGGTGCGCGGCTTGTGGATGGCACGGCGCCCACCCTTGCCAACGACGGCCGGCCCCAGCACGATCACGGCGGCGCGTGTCGGACGGCCGGCCACGAGCGTTTCGACGACGCCACAATCGCCCCGGCGGGCAAGAGCTGGCGCAATGGCCGGAAAGGTGGCTGCCAAGGCCTTTTCGACGTCGGGGTAGCCAAGCTCATCCAGAAGCGCACCGGCGGCGGCTGCCGTCCCGTAGGCCCGGCAGTCGGGCGGCAAAGGATTATGCCCGGTCAGGGCCTCGGCAACGTCGGCAACCATGGTCAGGCAGTCGGAACTCCCCCAGGCGAACGGCGCACGCATATGCGCCTCGAGGGCGGCGACAAAGCTTCGCTCCCAGCCGAGACGACGGGGCGCCTCGCTGTTCCAGATCGGTATATTGTTCATGGTCACCCGGCGGTCTTTGGCGTGGCCTGGCCGAAATAGATGGTTTGCGTCACCGTCGAGGCGGCCTGCGACAGGCCGAGGTCGTTGGCGTCGATCAGCTTCTGAAAGGCCGGATCGGCGGTCTTGGCCTCGATATCCTGCTGGATGATGTCCGGCCGCTCCAGCGTGCCGACGCGCAGCATCCGGCCGCTGGCATCGGCCTGCTGCGTCATGCCGTCGATCTGCATGACATCGACCTGCTCGCGATCGAGGATCGTGCCGTTTTCGTCCAGCCAGAACACCGCCGGGATCGCCACGCGGTTCTGCCAGGTGATGTCATCCATCGAGGCCCGAACGCCATCGTCGAAGACGTTGACCGGCTCGTCGCTGTTCGGCGGCACATAGGTCTCGGCGAAGGTCGCGGTGATCGGCTGGCTCTGGCCGCCCGTCTGCTGATCCGGCAGGTCGAGCGTCAGCAGGCCGCGGGCACCGACATAGGAAATGCCGTCATAGGTGAACTGGCCGACGATGCCCGGGCAGAATGCGACGGTCCCTTCATCGAGGTAGAGCTCGATCGCGTCGATCACGTCGACCTCCCCGGCAGCGAGCCGGGCCAGCGTCTCATCGCTGTAGCTGATCAAACCAGCGTCTCCGACACGTCGAAGCTGAGGGTTGCCGGCTCGAGGCCCTCATCGGCCTGCCAGCTGTCCGGCACGATCGCGAGGCGCACTTCCGGGTTGACGAAGCCGATCTCGCATTCCGGCGCGAAGACCCCCATGGGCAGGCGCGGCGAGACCTGCAACGGCTGGGCGATCGCGCTCTCGACCGTGACATCGGCCGGCAGCATGCGATAGCAGCGCAGGTCATCCTGGATGAAGGTGAACCGGGTGCCGCGCGGCAGCACCATGCCGGCAACCAGCCCCGAGACGGTGACATGGCGGCGATCGGTAAAGGTCGTCACGGTCACGGCGCCGGCGACGGGCCAGTTGCCTGCGTCATAGCCCTGCGGGTAGCTGTATTGCGGATGGACGAAGCTGATCCGCATGTTCATGTCGACCCAGTAGAGCAGGTCCGACAGCGCCTTCTGGCGATCATCGATCGAGAGGGCATTCGTCGTCAGCGTGCCCGACCAATAGGCATCGGCGGTGCGGCCGGTGAGCCCGAGGCCGCCGAGGTCGCGGCCGAAGGTGATGCCGAGCTCGGGCTTGAAGTTGGCGCTGGCGCTCAGCTTCCACGGAAAGGTCGCGGCCATCAAGTGTCCTCCGGCCCTTTGCCGCCCACAATGACGTCGAACCGAGGCCGCGGAGGATCATCAGGTCCGCTCTTGCCGACGATCTCCTCCACGTAGCTGGAAATGCGCGACAGTTTCGCGCTCAATTCAAAATCGTCGTTTTGGCCTTTCTGAGCATAGAATTTTACCATCAGTTTGATCGCAGTGCGCCATAAGTCGGCAGGAACGGCGCCACTCTCCTCCAGAACTTCCGGCAACAACACTCCTACAATTCTGTTGCTTGCTTCCAAGCGCTCTTCAAGAACCTCGATCCGCTTATAAATGTCGTTGATATGCTTGGCAAAAAATTCGAGCGCCTGCTCGGGCGTGCCGCTAAACTTCTCGCTCATACAATTGCTCCGCGACGGCGAGCATCGAGAATTACACCGGGGAGCACCTTCTTCAACTGCTTGACCATGTCTTTTGGATCGCCACTTACCGAACCGAAGCTGAGGTTAAAATTGTTCGTGACGATGGCCGAAGCCTGCTGCGGCGCGATGCCGTCCAGAGCATCCTGGCCGAAGGCGTAGGGCTCGCCAGGCGTCACCATGGCGGTGAAGAGCTGGCTGTCCGTGCCGCCGGAACCACCGACGACGCCGGAGCCGCCATTGGCGAAGTGGAAGAGGTTGCTGAACGCCGTGCCGATCGCTCCGATGAGCCCGCCGCTCGACCCACCAGCCTGGTTCGCGCCGGCATTGCCGCCTGGCACGAGCAGGTTCGCCAGCTGGTCGGCCGCATTCTGGAAGGCCGAGCTCGCGATCTTGCCGATGAAATCATCGAGCATCGACTGCAGGCCGTCGCCAAAGGCCTGGACGAAGCCGAGGCCCTGCTTGAGATCGTCCGACATGGTGTTGAAGCCGCTGCTCAGCGAGCCGCTGATCGCATCCGCGAGGGTTTGGGCGGCCGACTTGACCTTCTGCATATGCGGCTTGGTGCTATCGAGGGCGCCGTTGAAACTGGTCAGGGCCGTGCCGGCGCCTGAAACCGAGCTGCTGAGACCTATAAAGCCCGATGCAAAATTGCCGATATAATCGGTGCTGAAGGCGGTATTCAGGTCGCTTCCAATCTTCTTGGACAGGTCCGCCGCAGCGCCGGCATTGGCATTGAGCAGCTTTACGTAGCCGGGGAGATCGATCTGATCGAGGGTCGGTAGGTGCAGCTCCCCCAAGAGAATGTTCGCCTGTCCGACCCCCTTGTTGATCTCCACGACCATCTGACGGACCATGTAAATGGTACCATCAATTACCGCTTGGGCGGCTTGGGTAAGGATGTCGCCCAATGCTCCTGGCAGAGCCTGCCACACGTCCACGACCTCATCGAGCGCGCCCACAAAGCTGCCGATGATGAAATTGCCAGTCTGACGCAACACGCCGATCACATCGACGCCGAGGGCACTCTTAATCTGGTCGCGAAAATGGATGACGGCGGCGACCGCCAGACCGATTCCGACGACGATGAGCCCAACGGGATTTGCGGCCATGGCCGCGGTAAGCGCATCGACGGCCGCGACCATTCCAGTGCCGATCAAAGTAACCAACTCACCGAGACCGACCAGGATCGACGGGGCAACCAGAGCCGCGAACTCGGCGGCGATCTCGGGGATGTAGGGCGCGAGGCCGGAGAGGCCGGAGGTCATCTGCGCGACCCACTGCGAGGCTCGGGCGAGCCCGTTGGAGATCGTCAGCAGGGCCGGCAATAGAGCCTCGGTGAGCCTGGTCACGATGCCCTGCGCGGCCTGTCCCACGAGCGCCATATTGGTCTTGAAGGCGTCGGCTTCTTCTGCCGTCGTGCCCGTAAGAGTGAGGCCGAGCAGGTCGCTCTGCTTCATCAGATCGGCAATACCGGCCGCGCCCTTATCGAGCAGCGGCGCGAGATCGGCGCCGCTCTTGCCGAAGATCGCCAGCTCGAGCGCCGTCTTGCCGGCGCCATCCTTGAGCGAGGACAGCTTCTGGGCGACGTCGAGAAACACGTCCTGCGTGGGCCGCAGCGCGCCGGAGGCCGTGCGCGTGCTGACACCCAGGTCTTTCAGCGCCGTCGCCGCAATGGCCGTCTGGTGCGCCCCGCCGACCATATCTTGGGACAACCGCTTGAGGCCGGCGGAGATGCCATCGAAGGATACGTCGACGGACTGTGCCGCGAATTGCAGTTGCGACAACGCCTCGACCGGCACACCGATCTTTTCGCTGAGGTGGCCGAGATCGTTGGCGCGATCGATGACCGAGCCGATCGCGTCCGGGATTTCCTTGAGGGCATCACCGATCTGCTTGGCGACCTCGCCGAGATCGACGGTGAAGCCGGCAAACGTCCCCTTGAGGCTGTCCTGGGTACGCTTTACACCGTTCTCGAACTCGGCGGTATCGATGCCGAGATTGACGCGCAGCGCGCCGATAACGGCGTTGACAATTCCCATGGTCTTATCCTCGGGTTACTGCGCGATGCCACTGCATCGCGATGTCGAGTTGCCGCTCCCAGCTGGGACCGGCGGTTCTTTTTGGCGCCGCCGACTTCAACACCTGATCGAGCGGCGGCAGCCGCTTCATTCGCATGAAGCCGGCAATATGCCAGGCGAGCGACAGATCGCGCTGCCGCTCGCGCCCGGTCCGTTCGTTGATCCCGCGGAAATGACTGTCCAGATCGCGCGGCGTCAGGCTGCCGAAGCGGCCGGGATCGAAGCCGAACGAAATATAGCTGATCAGCCGGCCGTCCCAGTCTTCGCCGCCGCCGGCGGCTGCTGAGGGTTTTCGGTGGGGAACTGCTCCTGCAGCGCCGCGCCGATCTCCGCCCCAGCCTTGGCCGCGCCGATCGCCGACATGGCATCGCCGGCCTGTTCCAGCGTGACCACCGGATTGTCGGCGAGCATGCCGGCCCAGTAGACCGTCCGCATCAGGTCCATGCTGGCGGTATCCGTCGCGGAGAACTCGGCCGCGATCCGGCTGATCGGCATCTTGAGCTCGCGCTCGAGGGCGACGATCGAGTTGATGGTGAAGCGCAGGGCCATCCGAGCCTCACGCCGTGACGTTGACGGTCGGCGCCGACGTCGCCGAGGCCGTGCCGGCGCTGTTGGTGCCGGTGACCGTGCAGGTCAGCGCATCGCCTTCGTCGCCGACCACGGCCGTATAGGTCTTCTGCGTCGCGCCGGCGATATTCGTGGCGGCGCGCTTCCACTGGTAGGTGAAGGCGGGCGCGCCCGACCAGGTGCCATCGAACACCGTCAGCACCTGGCCGACCTCGGCCAGGCCGGAGATCGCCGGCAGCACCGAATTGACCGGCGCCGCTTCCGCGCCCGTGACATAGGAGCCGCTGACCTTGAAGGTCACGGTCGCGGACATCTTGTCGGCGAGGGGAACCGTCGCGGCATACTTCGTCAGGAGGCCGGTAAAGGTCCAGGTGATCCCGTTCGGAAAAGTCATCTGGCACGGCACGGCGACCTTGGCTGCCTTCACGCTCGCCAGCAGTGTGTCGCCTGCGCTGCCGGGCACGAAGTTGATGGTGAAGCTGCATTCCCCCGGATCGTTGAGGCCGAGGATGAATTCGCGATCGCCGTTCGGCGACTGCATATGTGTCGCATCCACGGTATCGAGCGCGTCCGAAGGCGGCGTGATGTCGGTGACCTCGGCGATCTCGGTGAAGGTCGCGCCGTTATCCGTCGAGATAGCGAACTTCGACCCATAGCCAATTCTGGCCTGAGTGGTGGTCATTCTGGTTCCTCTTTGCTGGAGTTAGGCCGGCCGATGCCAGATGGAGAGATCGACCTGAAACAGATGCACGCCCTGCGAGGCGTCATCGGCCTGGTCGAAGCTGGATCGCTCCGCCTGGACGAAGATGCCGTCGAAGAAGGTTGCGCCGGATGCGCCGCGGAAGCCGCTCAGCGCCGCCAGCGTGGCGCGGCAGGCGGCGAGCGCATCGGTCGACGTGTCGCCCTGGAAATCGAACTGGATGAGATCGGAGGCCATGCCAGTGGCGCCGGACATGACGTAATCAGGCGAGCTCGCGACGCGGGTCAGCACTGCGCATGGCCGCGCCGATCCCTGCGGCCGGGCGTTCCACCAGACGCGGCGGCCGACAATGCCGGCAACGCCAGCATCGCCGAGCACGAGACCGATCAAATCCTCTTCCATCAGCTGCCCGAATTCGATTTCGCCAGCAGGCGAGCCGACCGCTGGGCGGCGCGCTGCGCAGCCTTGGCGATCTCGTCGCCGAGGTTCTTGGTGATGAAGTCGAGCGCCGCGACCTTGGTCGCTTCCCACGCCGGCCGCATGAATGGATGCGGCGTATTGTGCACCGAGCCGAACTCGACCAGGTGCGAATAGAACCGCGCAACACCGGTCGGGCCGACATAGGCCGAGGCGAAAGCGTCATCGCCCTGCGCCGCCCGCCGGGCGTCCTTCAGAGCCGCCACGGCGGCGCTCTGCGGCAGGCCGGCTGCCAGCGCGGCGGCATATTCCGACTTGCCGACGCCCGCATTGACCTTGGTCGACACCGCGATGCTCTTCTTGAGCAGGCCAGGATGATCATCGCCCTCGGCCTTGGTGCCGACCGGCACAAGCGCGGTTGCCGCATCGGCAATGAGCTGCCCGGCGCCAATCGCCACCCGCTTGAGCACGTTCCTTGCCGTCGCCTTGGTGAGCTCGCCCAGCGAGGCATCGAGCTCATCGAGGCCGTCGACCGTAATCTTGACCGCGTCGCTCATCCGTCCGCCCTCGCCGTCGCCGTGATTTCGATGCCCTCGCGGGTGCCAATTTCCTTGACGCCCCAGATGTCATAGAGCCGGCCGGCATAGCTGACGCGATCCTTGGGATTTACGTCCGCGACCTGGCTAGACCACAGGATCCGGAACCGGGTTGTGATCTCGGCATCGACCTCGGAAGCCTGCAGGCGCTCGCCATCCGAAACGTCGAACTTTTCCGCCCAGACGGTGGCGAGGTCAGTCCAGGTCAGGACCGGCTCGTTGAGCGCATTCGGCGCTGAGGTGGCCCGCTGGATGGTGATGCGGCGATCGCGGGCGCCGGCGTAAAGAGGCATCAGTACACCGCGCGCAGGTAAGGACCGAGCAGCGCATCGACCGCGAACGGCAGTTGGGCCAAGCGGCCTTCGACCATCGTTTCGCGATTGAGATACCAATCGCCGATCAAAAGCTTCATGGCCTGCCGAAGGGCTGACGGCACATCGTCCGGGTCCTCGCCGTAGCCCGCCACATAGGTGACGCTCAAAGGCGCACCGTCCCAGCCCATGGCTGGAAAGCTATAGCCTCTGGCGAAGCGGACCCGTGGCCCGAGACTGTCGACCTCAAGCGAGTAGCTGGCCGGATCGATCGTCTGTTCGACGCCGCTCACGTCGGCATAGGTCACTGAACTGATTTCAATCACGGGAGCGAGCGATAGAGGCAGCACATCATATCCAGGCCAATACCGGTCACCGTGCAGGTGTCGCCGATCCGGGCTCCAGGGGTCGAAGCGCTCACGCCAAGTCTGACTGATCATGCAGCGACCGAGGATGCCGCTGCGCCCGTCGAGGAAGCCAACTGCCGCAGCGATGAGCGCGTTGAGGAGGTCATCCTCATCGTCGCCATCCACACGGCAATGCAACTTCACCTCGTCGAGCGACAGCGGCAATACGTCGGGCGGCGACACAAGCTCTGCTGCCAGGCGCATGATCGTTTTGTCTCCGAAGGAACCGGAAAGCCGGCTACTGGTCCAGCGACGCCACGGATGCCGTGGTGCCCGTTTGGAATACGCGGCGCACCTGGAAAGGCGGAACGAAGCCGACCGGAGCGGACGTAAACGTGATCGGGTCGGCGTCGTCATTTTGCGACGGCAGCAGCTTGAGGTTGCCGGCGGCGGTCACCACGATGCCGTTGGCGTAGCTGGTCAGGTCGACGGTGTCGCTGGGCGTGATGGCCGTGCCCTTGGGAAAGCGCTGCGCCTGCCGCTCGGCCTTGGCGCGGGGCGCCTGGTTGGTCGCAAAGGCGTTCGGGTCTTTGGTCTTGTCGTAAGGCATTCAAGTCTCCGGGTTGCGAGTTCAGATTTTGCCGAGGAGCTTGCCACGGCGGCGCTTCGGCTTCGGATTGCCGGTGATGACGCCGGGCGTCTTGGGTTCGGCTGGTACCTCGACCCCGCCTTCGAGCGGCGCGATGAGGCCGTTCTGTGCGAGGGCCTTCCCGCGCGCCTCGTCGACCTCGATTTCGGCGCCGGGGCGCACGAAGCCCTCGATTCCGCGAAACGCCTTGATGACCGTCACCTTCAGCATTTTCCGTACCTTTCGGGTTTTGCCGTTCAAAGCAGCCCGGCCAGAAGGTCGAGCTGCGCGCTTTTTTGGAAACAGCGGCTATCAGAAGGAGCCGTAGATCAGGCCCTCGGGGCGGAAGACCGCGAGCGCCAGGCGCTCTTCGGCGCGGATCGTCACCATGTTCTTGGTGAAGTTGTCCGCATCCTCGGTAGACACCTGCACGTTCGCATCCTCGCGATCGAAGACCTGCGCCGCCATGTTGAAGGCGCCGACCAGGAAGTCGCCCTGGGCCATGGCATTCGTGTCGATGACCGGCAGCCCCCACATGTTCGGCGGCAGGTTGGAGCCGGGGTTGCCGAAGATGTAGCGCCCATTGGCGTCCTTCAGCGTTTCGATATTTGCCCAGTCGATCGGATTGAGGACGATGCCAGAGGCCGCGTATTCCGAGATACGCACCTGCAGGATCGCACGACGCAGGATGTCGACCTGCTGGTCATCTTCTTGCAGCAAGCCGGTATCGAACGCCGTCGCCTGAGGGATCAGCCCGAGCAGGTTCTGTCCCGTGCCGTCGCCGGCAAGCAGCTGCTGCTCCTCAACATACATCAA